AGTAAATGAAATGTTTGAAAACTATCTGTCGAGACCTAATGTGAAGCAGCCGATTCTGACGCAGTACTGTGACGGACAGAAGGTTTCCTGTCCGAGCTGGATGACCAGATTGCGTTTGCGTATAAACTCTCTCCAACCCCAGTATTTACAAGGGGTTGGAGGTATAAAAGTAAACATCAATAGTGGCCTCTTTTTTATTAAACACGATTTTTTCCACTACGGATTTCAATAAATCATTGCGTGTCTGCATAGAGAGCTCTTCATTGAGCAGACTATCGTATACTGTTTTGATTTTGCTGCGGAGTGCAGCAGTGGTGTCTGATTTTGCAGCAGGTTTCGGGAGTGCATTTATGCGACTCTCTATACTATTTCTCTCTTCCAGAAGTAGTTCTTTATTCTTACGATACTCTTCGATAGTATCGATTCCATCCATATAAGCCATTTTAATACGTTTTTCTTTCTTTGCGAGTTCATCCAATTGATTTTGATAAATATCAATAGCTGCAGGATAGTTGCTTTGAGAATCTGTATTAATAACCTTGAACGATAGATTTTCAGAGCTAATAGCATCTTTTAATGCTGCTAGAACCATAGGAACTATTTTCTTTTCTGATATAGCATGTGAAACATTACATTTTCCTTTCAAATATCCATAGCACTGCAGGTAAATGTACCGTTTGCCTTGCTTATTGGCACCTGCAAGAGAAATAGATAGTGATCGGCCACAAGCAGAACATTTGACAATCCCGGACAACCAGTGAGAGCATACGCCACTTGGTTTTGCATATCGCGGGCGATAATTTGACTCAAGCCGGACTTTTGCCCTTTGAAACTGTTCAGGAGATATAATCGGTTCATGTGCTCCGTCGGCAATAATCCATTCGGTCTTGTCTTTTGGACGTGATGCAGAATCTCTTTTATTCCAAACGGATTTACCGGTATATACTTCATTGGTCAATATGTATTTGATTCCGCGGTTTTCAAAAGACTTACCGGCCCGCGTTTTATATCCAAGGGCATTGAGCTGACGTGTGATCTCAATGATAGAATAACCCTGCTCAGTGTATAGATTGAAAATCATACGGACTATTTCAGCCTCTGATTCCACAATAACAGGAGTTGCTTTGTGTGCCGTAATAGAATATCCGAGGGGTGGACTTGCCTGAAAATTACCGCGCATAGCATTTTCAGTCATGCCTCTTGTAACTTCCCCGGAAAGCCGTATAGAGTAGTATTCGTCCATCCATTCAATGATCCTTTCAATGAGAGTACCAAAAGGACCATCAACAAGAGGTTCAGACACACTTATTACCTCCACGTTATTCTTTCGGAGCAAAGATTTGTATACAATGGACTCTTCCTGATTCCGGGCAAATCGTGAGAACTTCCACACAAGGATCACATCAAAAGGATGTTCCTTGGATTTGGCTAGTCCAATCATGCGCTGAAAGTTTGGACGTTTATCTGCCTTACGTCCGCTTATGCCGTCCTCCTCAAATATGTATTCGTTTGACAGTATGATATTATTTTTGGCAGCATATTCCAAAAGAAGTCTGCGCTGCGCATCAGGAGATAGCTCTTCCTGTTTGTCTGTTGAGACTCTGATATACAGAGCACCAGTGCGTAGTTTTTCCATATTACACCTATCCTTTCTAAAAATATATGCAAAAAGGTACAAAAATAACACCTATCCTTTGACAGATGGTGTTCCGAAAGGTATAATATGGTTGTCTGGACCTATTATACTCTTCGGAGTACAGGTTACATCGCCTTGGTGTTGGTAGCGCCAGGGCGATTATTTATTATTTTTTAGTATGAGTGGTATATGCCTTGTCGCATGTACGTAAGCCATCTATATGCTCAAAGAGGTCTGGCTTTATTGGTGCACCAAGCGGATCAAGAATAAAGTCGACACCTTCACGACGTGCGAGTTTGGCAGCCGAAACAAAATCACTGTCTCCAGATATGAGTACAATTTGATCGACCTGATGCTTATAAGCCATTGAGGCTATATCAAGTCCTATTTTCATATCAACACCTTTTTGGTCGATTTCTAAACAAAAATCATCTTCTGTTAAATCTTCAAATTTTAGACGACCATTGCAGAGTTTCTTTACCATATCAGGGCGAATTATGTAATGAGCTTGTTCTTCAGCAAGTTTTCCTAATCTTATTGCAAACTTACGTTTCTTTTTTAGTTCATTTAAAAATTGAGTTGTCCAAGCATAAAGCTCTGTTTTGCCAAGATCAACCTGTTGTTGTTTAAATGGGTGGAATATCCTTTTATTAGATGGGGCACAGTCATAGTAAAATATGCGATATAGGTCACTATGTTCACCGTGCATCCTCAGATGCCGCTTGCAGTATTCTGATAATTCAATAGCACGTTGCTGTGCAGTTTGGTCACCAAACACTGCCTGAGCTCTTCGACGGTAGAAACCACCGTCAACAAGAATTGCAGTTTTCATACAGTTTACCTCCTAAATAGTAATAAAAAAGCTCTAGGGTTCGGTCATTCCCATATGTTGAGAGACGTACAACCTAGAGCACTATTAACGTGTAAACTTTTTTACACATTTATAATATATGCAAAAAGTTTATCTGTCAATACATTTTTGTGATAAAAGTTGTACTTTTTGATACTTTTTTGTACTTTTAGCCACATATGCAACCATTTTGTTGAAGCCAACAAAATGGCTTATATATAACATAAAAGACCTCACGAGGAGGTCTTTTAAGATCATGTCTTCTATAGTGCCGGTCAACGGCATTGTCTTTAAAAGACTCCGGGCTCGAAAGACACCGAAGTACGTTCCATTTAAAATATACAGAAAATGTATATCGGTGTCAATATTTGATTTTAAAAATTGTCTGGACTGTATACTCTTTGGAGTACAGGTTATGTGTTCTGATGTTGGTAGCATCAGAACCATTTTGCCAACGTTGGCAAAATGGTATAATAACGCAAAAAAAGCCTTGGAAAAATCCAAGACTAATTCGCAACCGCACAGCAGTCATTCGCTAATTAGCTATATTTTAGCATATGAATTAGTCTTGTCAAGTATTTTATAAATATCTTTTTGCAACATCAATTAGTTCATTTTTGTATTTATATATATCATCAAGTGTATCTATATAAATACGGTTGAATTTTTTGCTTTCGTCAGGAATAAGCAGCTGTTTATTTTTTGTATCTAAGTTGAGTCTGCATATTGGTTTCCGATTGTTATCATGGAAGAGAATTCCAAAATAACTTTCAGTATCTCGATAGACAACTTCATCAACAGATATTGTTCCAGCAAGAATACCACGGATTATGTAAAAAGCTTCGATTTCTTCTTCGGTTGTTATAATTTTACTTTTGGCTGTATCAGTTTCTAAAGGAATATCACTTGATGATTCTATATCCTCTGGTGTTAGAGCAGAGGATATTTTTTGATTTACAAGATCATTTATAAAACCATTAAAAGATTTCTTTACTATAGGCTTAAATTTATCAATAACTTTTTGTGTTTTGGGACCATCATATACACCAGATAAGACATATCGAACAAAGTCATCACTTGGAGCATCCAAATCTTGAGAAAGCAATCCCTTAATCAAAGTTGAATATTTTAATTCAGAAGCAGTACTGAAAATATTATCTTTATCAAATACTTCTTTAGAAAACTTTTTCAACTCATTAATTTGAGCATCTTTGAGATTATCTATATTGATTTCAAGAAAAGGTGTTAAATCCATTTTATTTGCTTCATCAAGATCTGTAAAAAATTGATAAGTTAATCCATTTGTTAAAATAGCAAATTTAGCAGGAGAAGTACTAAAATATCTAAAAAGTTGTGAACCATGTTTGGTAAGAGACTCTCCACACCATTTACATTCTATAAGAATTTCTGGTTGATCATTAATTAGAATGGCATAGTCTACTTTTTCACCTTTCTTAATACCTACATCTGCTGTGTACTCAGGGCAAAATTCGGAAGGGTTAAATACATCATATCCAAGCAGTTGGAAAAATGGAATTATCATAGACATTTTAGTTGCCTCCTCCGTAGAGATGGTGTCTTTTAACGGAATAATCCTTTCTGCAAAACTTTTTAAATCTTCATTGAATCCCATATAAAAATCCTCCTTGTATTATATGTTTATTTTGAATATACTTCGAGAACAGCTAAAGTGTCGAAATATATAATATATGTATTGTAGTTTATTTGCCAAAAATGATTAGGCTTACTTAAGTTTAATAATATTTTCCTTAACAGTATATTTTAAGCCTCTTTTAGTTCGTCCCCTTTTGCAACATAGCCCAGTTCAATAAGTTCATCGGCACGCTCCAGAAGCCGTTTCTTACCCTCCTCATTAAGCAGGTGGTACTTATCAAGAATTGTTTTATCATTATTATTGAGCGGAATCGAAGACTTTTCTTCCATCAGGTCAGATCTGCGACAATTAAATATCTTGCACATGGAATCTACTTTATCCATCCGAGGAGTTTTCGCACCCTTACACCAATTAGTAACAGACTGTGTACTGACTCCGAGACGTTTAGCCAAATCTGATTGTGTCATTTCGTGTATTCGAAGTTGACGTTTTAACTGCTTTGAAAAAATTTCGTTAAATTCTTGTTCTGAAATAATAATCATCCCCCTTTCTTTAGTTGTATTATAAAACGCAAGTTGAAAAAAAACAAGCTAAAAAATAAAAAAATCAACTTTTAGTATTGACTTCAACTAAAAGTTGATATATTATGAGGATGTAACAAAGATAGTCAATCAAGAAAGGAGCGTATTCAATTGGATAAGCTACAGATTAGTCTAGCGGCCGCTAGAGTAAACGCAAACATGACACAAGCTGATGTTGCTGAGAAAATGCATCTTAATAAGCAGACAATTGTCAACTGGGAAAACAATAGAATTATTCCGAAACCCGCCCAGCTTGAAATGATGAGCAGAATGTACAATATCCCTGTCGATAATATTTTTTTGCCCACTAAGTCAACTTTAAGTTGAAAGACTAAATAGAGAGGAAAGGAGCATGTGGAAAATATTTTTTACTTACAGAGACAAGAGTAAATGCACTGTAAAAGGAAAAGGAATCATCACACCGGAGTTGGCGGTGAAATGCTTTTACCGGTATGGACTCCATGCTACAGAGAGCATATATCAGCAGTACCACAAGAAAGACCATGAGCCGGTACCACTGGAAGAGAAGATGCGAGAGCTTGGTGTAGATGCAAAAGAGATGAAGACTGCAGTGCTGCAGGCAGAAACGTTGCTGGACAGGATGCAGGGGGAAGGAGAGTGAGAAAAATTGAAACTAATACTCATCATAGCATTGATAACTTGCTTGATAGGGTGGCTTGAAAATAAGTGGACAAAATATGCGCTGATTGTATGGATTATACAAAAGACAAACACTCAGCCATCAAAAGAGGAGATGGTTGAGTGTAAGAAATTCGTGATAGAGCATGTGATAAAGGAGTTGCGTAAATAAGAAATGATAAAAACAATAGTTGCGACTGCAGTAGGAATCATTAGTTATTTAGTTGCTATGAAGTTTGGAGAATGGTGCGGAATAGCGGTAATTATGTTATCCGTGGCAGTCTATAAGGAACTTTTTAATTAGGAGTTTCTACTTATGTATTTATATATACCTCCCAATATAGGAATAAGGAGACACAATATGATTGTTTTATTAGTTAGAGATGATTGTTCGTAAATAGCGACAACCATTATGAAAATAAAAAGTAAAACAAAAATAGCAGAAACCATAGTGACAAAAGCAAAAAGTGTATAGCTAAAAATAAAAAGGATTATTCCCAATTTGTTTTTAAATTGATTTCGTTTATATCGATAGAATAAACTTCTTGTTTTTAAACCTAATTTTCTACAAGCGTGGTCATATGCTCTGTTTGAATAAGAACAAAGGTCTTTGAAGTTTTCAAGCGAGGGTTGTTCTGAACAGTAGTAGGAAAGTTCGATTAGCTTTCCATCTGCAAGATTTTTATTTTCATCTATAAGTTTTAATGCTTTATCTAAAATTTGTTTTTCTGGTTCTTGAAAAAGAATCGGTTCTAGAAGATTAAACAATGGGAATATTAATTTTTCATAGCGCTCTTTGGTAAAGGACATAGAGGTTTCATTTTTAAAGATATATATGGAAGAGATAACGGTTACAAGTATACCAAGAAAATTAAGAGGATCAAAATTGGATTGAGAGAGTATTTGACTAATTAAGTTCATAGGATATTCCTTTCATTTGTAATTTTGCAAGTAATTGATATGCAAAGTATACAACTTAAAAACATAAAAAGGCAAGCGAACATGCAGTATAAGCATAGTATTTACCGGAGGTGATAACCATAGCACTCAAATATAGGATATTCGTTCATACTCTGGAAGATGATCAGATATATCGTTTTGACGATCTGACACATGATCAGAAGAAAAAATTAGAACAAAAACTAATAGAACAAGTAGAAAATGTGCCATTGAGACTTGCGGAGGAGGCATAGACTGCATCTGCAGTCTCAGTGGACAAGCTTAAAAATGACAAATTAAATAATATACTTCTGGGTTTGATGGAGCACTGAAACATGCTATTTAACTCCTATAAATTAAACTATAACTTCCATCTATGTATACGTAAGCCTATTTTGTACATACAAATCGGTGCTCCGTCAAGCCCGGAAACGAACAGAAAGGACAGGACATGAAAAAAGGTGAAATATTAATAACAACAGGCATCAGCTTCTTTCTTCTGTGTAGCATGGGCATAGACAGCCCGGCACCACAGGGACAGATGCTTGTTATTGGAGGGATGCTCATATCAGTGTGTATGACACTTTTGGGAATATGGTTTGAATGGATCGAAAAAGGACAGCGCGAGAGCATCCAAAGGACAATGGAAATAAGGAGGGCGGGCAAGATTGCTGCAGAGGATACAAAAAGTACGCTCCCAGTTAGAAAGACAGAGCGCGGCCGCATACATAGTAGAGACTGCCGCGAAGAAAAAGCAGGCGCGAGAAGAGTCGTTTGACTCGGTCCTGCAGGCAGAAATAGCAAAGCTCAAGGCCTCGGAGAGAGGTCTGTAAAAAACAATCTAAAGTATTAATTTTAGGACAGGCTATGGCATATACACAGTACACATTCGACCTTGGAGAGTATACAGCCTATGAGATAAAGTTCGTAGGACGTAATGGAGCTAAGGGAGAGAAGAGAGCAAAGAGACAGAAAGCTACCCCTGAGCAGATGTCCAGACAGAATCAATGGAATAAAGAGAAGAACACCAGATACGTCATACTGGCCAACTTTCATACAGGTGATGCATGGACCACACTCAAGTACCCGAGAGGTATGAGACCTGATGCAGACCGCATGAGAGCTGACTGGAAAAAATTCAGACGTCTAATGACTGCATACTACAAGAAGCATGGCATCCCATTCAAGTGGGTGAAGAGAATGGAGATAGGAAAGCGTGGAGGACCGCATATACATCTCCTGGTAAACCATATAGACAACATAGACCTTGTGATCAAGGAGATGTGGCAGAAAACAATAGAGGATTTGTGGATAAAAGGACGCAACTACGTGAATATAGCTCCGTTTGATATAGATGGAGCAGAGGACGTGGCCAAGTATCTTGCTGCAGAGCCGGAGAAGAAAGGCATCGAGGGGCAGTACAACCTGTTCGGTGAAGAGGAACAGAAAGCGTTCACCCGGGTGGATACAAGCAGGAACCTCATCAGACCACAGCCGGAAAAGAAGAAATACAGCCACTGGACTGTGGCGCGCTTCTTCCGTGACGGCATCAAGCCGAGAAAGGGCTTTTATGTGGTGCCTGATTCCGTAAAATGCGGGGTAAATAAGATAACAGGCTATTCGTATATTTATTACATGGAAAAACGGCTGAAAGAGGGTGACAGGAGTCCGGGAGGTCACACAGGCGGCTTATCGGATGCCGTTTTTCTATAGATGAATAAATATACATACAAAAATCTAAAAAATGCTCTTTTCAAAAACGCTGTAGCCCACATAGGCGGCTTATAGAGGAGCAATTCAATGAGGACTGTAAAAATATACATTTACACATCAATCAAGACGATAAAAAGGAACTGTGGTGCAGCAGGCTATGTTTTATCGTATACAACCAAGAACAATGTCGAAGCCACGCTAAGCAAAATAGAGTATCTCAGAAGCATGACTAATCATGAATCAGAGCTTGAGATTCTCAAAAGAGCCCTGTCAAGACTGAACACCAAGGAACTGCTGATAGAGATATATGCTGATTCACTGTATCTGGAATCTGCAATATACGAGTGGATTCCAAGGTGGGAGCTTGCCGATTGGGTGACCGTAAAGGGAGAGCCTGTAAAGTACGCAGAGAAATGGCAGGAGATTCTAGAAATGCTTAAAGGCAACGATTATTGCATAAAAAGACAATACCACGAGTACAGCAACTGGCTTAAAGACCAGTGCGAAAAGAAAGGACCAGAAGAAAATGGAAAATGAAGAACTGACCATGTTACCGGTGTCGGCAATATACCCGCACCCGGACAACCCGCGAAAGGACGTGGGAGATGTAACTGAACTGGCTGACTCCATCAAAAAGAGAGGCATACTGCAGAATCTTACAGTAATGCCGGGACACTGGCTCACAATGGATGAAATGGCAGCAGTCGTGGAAGCGTACACCGAAGACCCGACCGATGAGCTCAAGGAGCTGATCGAGACGAAGTGGAGCGAAGAAGGCTACACCACACTGATAGGACATCGCAGAACAGCAGCGGCAAAGCTTGCCGGTATCAGTGAAGCACCGTGCCGTATAGTATACGGACTAACCAAGAATGAACAGATATCCATGATGCTTGAGGAAAACATGCAGAGAAATGACCTCACGATATATGAACAGGCCGAGAGCTTCCAGCTCATGCTTGACCTGGGCGAGACTGTTGAAACACTTTCTGACAAGACAGGATTCTCAAAGAGCACCATATACCGCCGTCTGAATATCGCAAAGCTTGATCAGAAAGTGCTTAAGGAGAAAGAGAACGATGAATCATTTCAGCTTACGCTTAAGGATATGTATGAGTTGGAGAGAGTGGAGGATGTGGATGAAAGAAACAAGATTCTTTCACAGGCATCGAGCAGTGAAAACCTTAAGTACCGTATCGAACAAAGTGTTCGAGATGAAGAACGGGACAAAAAGGCACGTAAGATAATAGCCCAGCTCGAGGAGATGGGAGTGCAGCAGTGCGAAGATGATCTGTCATATTATAACTCTGATTATAAAGACATTACTACCGTAAGTACATGGAATCTAGATAAAGATGATGTGAAGGCGCCAGAGATAAAAGATACCACTGATGTATATTACACGTACAAAAAAGCTATTTATATAAAACGTAGAGTGAATACGGCAGCAGTTGAGGAAAGCGAGGAAGAGGACGAGACCGAACTTAAAAAAATAGTAAAACAGATTAAAGGTTATTCTGAAAAGCTAGGCGAGTATCAGGAAAATTTCTATGAACACTTTGAAGAGTTTATAGATATGGTGGTGCATGGAGATATAGAGGTCAAAGATAATATCGAGACAATACATACCCTCATGTTCATCGGATTACAGTTGGGATTTGAAGATTTTCAAATTGAGAATCTGTATGGAATCATAGATGAAAATTACGATGACTATGTTGAGGATGTTGCAGAAGAGGAGAAACGAATTAAAATCATCAAAAAGACAGCTAAGGAACTGCCGACAACAGTATATCTGTTATGTCTCATAAATGAGGCCTTAGAATGGGAACAATTTTACTCTGTGTGGAAACATGAACTTGACGAAGAAAAGGCCATGTTGTATATCAAGCTGATTACAGAAGTAAGGAAAATGGGATTTGTGCCGGATGATGATGAATTTAAGCTGATCAAGGGCACGCATCCACTGTTTGATAAGATAAAAGAACTGGAAGAACAGCGTAAAGCACTGTAGGAGGCACAATGAAGACAATCATGGATTTGTTTTATGAGACATACTCACCGCGCCAGAAGTATTATGGCCTCACGATGTCACTGAAAGAGACCGGAAGTGAACACACCATCAGAATCCGAAAAAGAGACAAAGAAGTAATAAAAGTGACCGAAGAGGACAGAACCCAGTGCTATCACAATGCTACAAAGGAGCTTATAAGGCGCTTTCCGATAGAGCAGAAGACAGAAAGGGTGGGATAAATGGCAAAGTACACAAAATACCTTGAATTTTCCACAAAAGAACGTGTGGCAATCAAGGAAAGAGACAATTATCAGTGCATATTCTGCCAGATAGGTTATAAGATGCCACCGGCAGCAGTCCTTGAGATGGACATAACAGATATCATGCACTACATACCACGCTCATCCATGGGACTCGGCATCAGGCAGAACGGAGCAGTCGGATGCCGGTACCACCATCATATGATGGACAACGGCAGCAGTGGAGACCGCAAAGAGATGCTTGAGATGTTTAAGAGCTATCTGGATGAGTTTTACCCCGATTTTGCAGACCGGGACAGAAAATATGACAAATGGAGGTTCCTAAAAGGTGAGTAAAGTAAATATATTTTCACAGGAGCTTAACCGGATGAGCAGAGAGCCAATAGGAGGTTTGTCTCTTAAACAGATAAGGCAGCAGGTTATAGATTATCTACAGGGCAAGAGAACCGTCTGTGTAGATTATCGCAAAATACGAGCGGATCAGCGCAGGCGCGATGATGATGAGCCCACAGGCCAAGAGACGCTTGAAATAGTTGAGGTAATGAAAAACTTCACGGTAGTTAAAAGAAACGGAATTAATACATGTATCATGCATCAGGACATGTATTACATCGCAGGAATAGGAGAATCAGAATGTTCATAGATTGCAGTAAGTTTGAAAAGGTTTTAAAAGCAGATTATAAATCGTGGGGCGTCAAGTTTGGTCTCACGAAAAAGGGGATGTATATTCTCCATGGCACAGGCTGGATAATAGAGGCGAATGCTTCATACGTCAACAAGGAGTTCCTTGGAACTGCCATAAAGGTATTAGGACCGGCACCGAAACCGGGCGAGTTTATCAAATATCAAAATGGCAGCAGTCCACAGCATGAGATGGAGCTTGAACCAATGCTCTGGGATATGGCGGAAGAGTCAGATCCGGCTTATATATCACTTATCAAGATTATACAGAATGATAATGTGTATTCGGTCACAAAGACACCAAAAGGCGCCCGGCTGATAAATGATAAGCGCCTTGCAATGATAGCTCCATGCAAGTGCACAGAGGACGAGATACCACCGTGCGCGCCTGTGGTGCATGATGCATGGCTGATAACATACAATGACGATATGGCCATAGGAATATGCTTCACGGAACCAGACTATAAACCGGAGCTTAAGGTTTTAGGACTTCTCTCCCAAGAGGATTTCTACTGGCAGGAGTCAGAAGCCTACAGACTTGGTTGAAACACCAGCGGAAACGCGAAAGAAACCGGGCATGCGAATTAATTTATATCACGAGAACTGATTTGTAAGCCATTTAACAAAGGGAGCCCTTACCCAGCTCCCTTTACCTCAGGAGGATAAGATGACAATACAGGAATATGAAGCACAGGGCGGCTGTGAGGGATGCCTCTTTTACGGCACGATAGATGTAGACGGCAGAAATGCTTACTGATGAAGCAATTGAGATTGTGAAGAGAGGTGGAAAGGAGCAGTAATGGAGAGAATAACAAGTAACAAAAAAGTATCTGATATGTCAATGATTGAGTTGGCACATAATAGCTGCTATGCAGATGATAAGCACAACGCGCGATACAGAGATTATGAGATGGACATGGATGCACGAGATTTTGCGAGAAGCCTTATGACTACATTAACGAAAGACGAACTGCCAATAAGTGACACGGAGTTTGACGAGGAAATATTAGACGACTTGGCAATAGACCCATTTTCAGATGTCCGTGGTCTCATTGCACTATTCTATCGTAATTTGTGGGCTATGGCTAATTTAAGAGAAACGCTGAAAAAATACGAGGACCTAGAGGAACAGGGAAAACTAATCAAGATACCGCTTGAAGCGTACTGTATTGTGGATTTTGAAGTGCGAAAGGGCTTTGTGTTGGAAGAAACTTATCATATGAGCAGAAAGCCTTTATTAGTTGTTCGATATGATGATAATTCTTTTAAAAGACATAGTGGTTATTTGGGTATTTCAGTATTCCTCACAAAATCAGAAGCCGAAGCGAAACTGAAAGGACTGAGAGGCGGAGAAAATGACAGCATGGAATCCTGACCACATAATGAAAGTTTCAACCAACAAGATGCCATGCGCATGCATAGACTGCTTTTTTTGGATGGCACCATTTTGCACGAACGATGAAGAAACACCATGCAGTTGTTATCTGACAGGTACTACGCTACCGTGGAATAACGACTTAACCGGTGAGAAAAGATTACCGGATTGCCCGCTAAAATTAATCAGGAGAAAGAAAAAGAAAAGAGGTAAAAGATAATGGCAAAGAAAGAAATTGACGGAGTAGTGGTTGAAGGGAAGAGCATCCTGACAGCGTTGAGAATAATCAGGACGGTGTGCGAAGACAACGATCAATGTGAAAACTGTCCGCTAGGTGATGATAGGGGCGGATGTAAAGTAACAGAGGTAGCTCCGAAAGACTTGAAAATAGGTGAACCTGATAGAGTATGGAGGGCATTAAGTTGAGCAAAGCAAAAAAAGAAAGAGTAACCGACCTATCAATCATTGCTCAAATGATAAAAGATAAGCCTTATTACGAAGTAAAGTACAGGAATGTCGGAGAGAATGGCTATAAAATCGGGTATAGCTCTTGCTATTTAAAAATTGTATTAGATTACATTGATACATATTTTGAAATTGTGAAAAGTGACAAACAGACCAATGCCGACAGGATAAGGAATATGTCGGATGAAGAGCTGGTGAAATTCATTACAGGCGGTCCGAATTTTGATTGTGCTGATTATTGCGATAGTTTTACAAAGGGCTGCGCTTTTACCTGCGGTAAGAAAGAGAGAAAAATAGCATTAAAATGGCTTCAATCAGAAGCAAAATAGGAGAATAATATGTCAGGAATAGATTTAATAGTATATGGGATACTCTTAACGTTCACCCTGATCGGAACAACAGAGTTTATAATAGGGCTGCTATTGATTAGGGAATACGATAAGCTTCAGGAAGAAAAGGATAAGTAGAATGGCATGGTACGCGCTTTACAAATGGTACAAGAACTGGAGCAGAAGAAAATACCCCAATATGATTGATTGGTATTCAGAAAAACTGAATCCCCCAAAATGGATAAAATTAGATATATATCGATGCAGCAGTACAAATCCAAAGAGGACGAAACACAATGAACAGAAATGAATGCTTAAACTGTAAATATTACGAAAAATGCGGTAGACCAAGCAGACCGGTAAAGTGTATGGGCTACGAGAAAGGAGATAACAGGGATGAAACACTACGAGAAACCAGAAGACATGTCTCTTCCGCAGATTCTTGAAGATATCCACGACAGGATATGCGATGAATATTGCAAATGGCCATCGCAGTATCCGCTGGCAACGGATGACGAGGCATATAACAGGATGGGAGAAGAGCATTGCGATAAATGCCCGGTTCGAAGATTAACTTAGGAGGCAGCAGTTGAACAGCAGGACTTACAGCGGAGTAAAACCCATAGAACCTATAAGATGTGCATATGAACCTGATAAGGCCTGCACACCGGCATGTAAATACTACAAGACATGTATACACAGCGTACATAAGAAGTAGCAAAAAGCAGGACAAAATGATATAATGACGATAGATAGAGCCAAGAGCCATATACTAACCGAGAAATCGGCTGGTGTATGGCTCTTTTTCTATACGGAGGGAAATGATGTATAGAGAAACGAGAAACTACGAGAATATACAGATAATGCGATCAACATACGACAGGTGGTACAAGAAAAATCGTGATAATTTTGCATCATGGTATTTTGGAAGCAGTGGAAAACCAAAGTGATATAGACATACAGAAAGCGAGGTGAAGACGTGGAAAAATATGAGCAGGCAGAGCTGGATTACATAGCCGGAATGAAGTACAAAGAGATAGCAGAAAAGTACGAGACAAGCGTCAACACCGTGAAAAGCTGGAAGCAGAGATATAATTGGGTAAGAGAAAAGCGTAATAGTAGAGATGCAAAAAAAGAGTGTGCACACAAAAATAAAAAAGTGTGCACACAAAAAATCAAAGGTGCAGCAGTCTCTGATGAAACAGAAAAAGAACAGGTGTTCGATAATACCGAAAATCCGGCATTAGATGAAAGAAAAAAATTATTTTGTCTCTTTTACAGCCAGACATTCAATGCCACACAGAGCTATCAGAAGGCATATGGATGTTCACTGAATACAGCAAGAGCACATGGATATGAATTGTTGAGAAATGTGGAGGTAAAAAGTGAAATAGAGCACCTGACAGAGTTAAAGAGGCAGCAGTTGCTGGCAAATGAGTCAGATTTTGTGGAGCTGCAGATGAGGATAGCGTTCGCGGATGCAGGAGATTATTACGAAATAAAGGGGGATAAAATCGTCTGGAAAGATTCAGATCAGACAGATACCCAGCTCGTGAGAGAGGCAAAAACAGTAAAAGGAGATATCAGCCTGAGCCTGTATGATAAGCAGAAAGCAATAGACTGGCTGACGAAGTACTTTCTCATGCATCCGGATGATAAATACAAAGCTGAGTTTGACAAGAAGCGGGCAAATGTAAAGGATGATTCTGCCGAGCAGATACTGGCCAATATGCAGATAATAACGGATGTATTGAAAAATCCGGTACCGAACAGGAAGATAGAGGACTTGGAGGGGGATGAGGAGAGTGAACAGACCGGCACCACTGAGTGAAAGACAATATGAATATATGCAGAGGTGCATAAATAGCTGGTTTAACGTAGCAGAAGGTGGAAAAAGAGGCGGAAAAAACGTATTACAGACCCTGATATTCTGCAGTCTGCTGGAAACCCACAAGAATAAAATTCATTTAGTGGCAGGAGTATCAAATGCCACGGCCAAGCTGAATATACTGGACTGTGATGGCTATGGACTGCTCAATTACTTCGCAGGCAGATGTAGAGAGGGCAAATACAAGGACAGGGACTGTGTATATGTCCAGACAAAGACCGGAGAGAAGATAGTGCTCGTGTCCGGAGGAGGAAAAGACGGAGATGAGAAGCTTATAAAGGGTAATACATATGGAATGGCATATGTCACAGAGGCAAATGAGTGTCATAGGAAATTTCTGAAAGAGGTATTTGACCGAACACTCTCCAGCACGGACCGTAAGATATTCCATGATCTGAACCCAAAAGAAGAGGAACACTGGTATTATACCGAAATACTGAAATTCCACGAGGAGCAGCAGGCGAATGATGAAAATTACGGATATAACTATGGACATTTCACCCTGGTAGATAACATGAGCATGTCTGATGAGAAAATCAGGACGGTCCTTAAAACATACCAAAAAGGCACTGTGTGGTACAAACGGGATATAAAAGGTGAGAGAGCTGTAGCAGAGGGCATTATATTCCGTAAATTCGCAGAGAATAATATCCCATATCTGTGTGATGACTCAATACTGAAATATAACAAGGACGGAGAGCTGTTCCCAAGGCCGAGTAAGGTCATAATAGGCATGGACTTCGGAGGTAATGGATCCATGACCACAATGGTGTGTTCACTGTATTTCAGAGGGTATCACTTTATTTATCCTGTGGAAGAGGACTATCTGGAGCTGTCCCCGGATATAGATGCCAATAACATCTGCGACAAGTATATAGAGTTTTATCGCAGATGCGCAGCAAAGTATGAGCGTATAGACTGGACATTTCCGGACTCTGCCAGTACAACAATGATAAATTCGCTGCGAAGCGCAGCAAAAAAAGAGGGGCTTCCGTACGACCATATAGCAGGATGCCGTAAGAATGAGATATCAGAGAGACCGAGGACTGTAGATTTACTGCTCAATACCGGCAGAATGAAAGTGCATAAGAGGTGTGTGAACATAAGAAAGGCAATAGGCACACTCAAGTGGGATGAGAAGCACCCCAACATCCCGGAGGATAAGAACATAGGCAACTGTAATGACTGGTGGGATGCACTGTGTTACACGATGCTTGATTTTATAGAGTATATAGACTTAGACAGATAAGGAGGAAACAGATGGAAAGCTGTGTTGAGGCAAAGATAAAGAAAATGGGATACAGGGTAAATACAAAGCCGTACGGCTATATCAATGTGGCGAATATGTGGTATAGGAATGAGATAATAGACGATTTCCATAAAAGGACCACTATACAGGGAGAACAGTATGAGATAGAGCGTATGGGCTTTGCCAAGAGAGGATGTGCGGATGATGCAAACCTGTGTGAAATCATAAATATAAACATGGGTACGAAAGAGCAGACGGCAGCAGTCAACAAGATGCTGGATGATAACAGATTTAACGTGATGTACCGTAAACAGCTTGAGCATATGAGTGCGACAGGCACAGTGGCAGCATACATACGCTTGGAAGATGCCATATATCTTGATAACGGCAAGGCAACAGGCGGAAAAATCCGCATAACATACTGCTACGCTGAGAACTATACACCTTTGTTGGTGGAAAATGACGATGTAATAGAGGCATGTTTCTCAGCGAATGACTATCAGGGAGACAAAAAGAGGACAACAATGGTTATGTTCACCAGAGGAGAGGATGGAAATTACCGTGCAGATACATTTGTATTCGATGAGAACGGAAAAGAGCTGTCATCTTACTGGATAATACTGGGAGACGTAAAGCCGTTTGCAGTAATGAGAGTGGCAGAGGTCAATAATATCCGGTACATGGATGGATTTGGCTATCCAAAGGTGTACGGAGCAATACCGACACTAAAGAAAATAGATCTCTGCAACATGATACTGTCCACGGACCTTGAAAAGGGTGAAAAACTCGTACTCACGAATGAGGCAATTGTAGGAATAGACCCTGAGACAGGCAAGATGAGAGAAAAGAGCTCTCTTTCGAAGAAATTATTTGTATTCCTGGGCGAAAAGCTCCCGGAGGCAAAGAGCATAATACAGGAGTATAATCCGCAGATAAGAGTTGATGAGATTACAAAGTCATTTGAACTGTGCCTGAGCCTCTTTTCCATGACATTTGGTTTTGGCTCCAAAAAGTACACCTTCGAGAACGGACAGATCAAGACAGCAACGGAGTATATCGGAGAGCGTCAGGATGCCATGCAGGAGCTGAATAAACAGCGCAAAGAGGCAGCAGACTATATCACCGGCATAATAAGGGCTGTATTGTGGTTTTCCAATACGTTTCTTGAGACATCATACGACATAGATAAAGAGGTCTGCATAGATTTTGATGATTCATATGTCGAGGATAAGACCACAAAGATGAGCAACATGAGAGCTGATGCAATGTCGTTCTCTGAGATACCTGAGTTTATGATCAGATACCTTATGATGAGCCTGAATATTGAAAGAGACGAGGCAGAGAAGATATTGGACAGCGCACAGGAGGAGCCGGATCCGGAAGAGGAGGACTAGGAGGTACTAAATGCTGACAGAGAACCAGTTGGAGATGCTTGGAGACAAAGGTGCTGCACTCATACAGGCATCTGAGCAGGATATAATAGCGGATATTGCCAGGCGAATCAAGAAGACAGGACGATTCACAGAGACAGCAGAGCTTCAGGTCATGGCTTTAAGACGCGCCGGATATGATACACAGAAAATCCGTGTTGAAGTCATGAGAATACTCAATGCAGACCCGGAATACAAAAAGATGGTGGCTAATGAGACAAAACAGTATAAAAGGGATGTCATGATAGCTATCAGGCAGATGGAGAGGGAAGCGGAAGAGGCAGGAGACCGGATAATAGCCGAAGCCGGAGACATGTCTTTTAACCGCGACCTGTATGCGTGGCATCAGGCCGGACAGACACTCACAAAGGACTCAAGCATAGTAAAGCTCATAGAGGAGATGAGCATAGCCACACAGGGCACGCTAAAGAACCTCACAAGGACAATGGGATTCAAAGGACCTCATGACTTTACCAGTCTTGAGAATGCATATATACGTACACTGGATAAAGCTCTGATGAATATGGTATCAGGTGGAATGAGCTATGATGCAGCAGTAGAACAGGCAGTTCGGGAGATGGCAAAGAGCGGTTTGAGAAGTGTAGACTATGCCAGCGGACGAACTTACCAGCTTGATACTGCAGTAAGAATGTGTGTAAGAACATCAGCTCACCAGCTTTCGGCCAAGATAAGCAACAGAAACTGTGATATTATGAACACGGACCTTGTGGAAGTGTCAAAACACTGGGGAGCACGTCCGTCACATGCTGTCTGGCAGGGCAAGACATACTCACGCTCCGGAAAGAATAAGAAATATCCACCATTCTCGGAGTGCCACTATGGAGAAGCAGACGGATTGTGCGGAATAAACTGCCGTCATATATTCTATCCGTTTTTCGAGGGCATCAGCGAACCGAACACGTGGCCGGATGAACCGGAACCGAAAGAATATAACGGCAAAATGTACGATTATTACTCAGCCACACAGAAACAGAGAGCTATGGAGAGAGGGATAAGAGCCACCAAGAGAGAAGTTGAAGCCATGAGGTCCATAGGTGGGGAGACAGGAGACCTGCAGTCACAGATAAAGAAACAGGTGAAGGAATACCACAAGTTTTCCCACAAGATGGGAATAAGCCCGAAAGATAACAGGCTGAGAGTGGTAAAGGGCAGCAGTGACCTTAACAGGACGGAGACAATAAAAGCACATAATGCTACAAAAACAGATACAACAGCTATTAAAAATAAGCTTGAAAATACTGCAAATGATGGTACAATGAAATTGAACCTGCAGTATTTTGCAGAGAAAGATATAGTAAATCAAAGCTCAAATTCTCTTAAAAGAGCGATTAGAAAGTATCAGACCGGTATAGCTGAACATGAAGATAAAATATCAAATCCACAAGCATATGTTTCGGACTGGGATAATAAAGACGAGAGAGAACAAAAAGGGCTGATTAAACACTGGAATAAAGAAATCAGAAATTTTAATCAATCTATAAATGATAGAATTAAAGAATTGAAAGACAGGGGGGATTATGATGAGTGATGAATTTAAATACATAGTTTCAAGAGTGCTGGATAATGCAAACGATGCAATATCAGAGGCAAAAGAAAATCCCGAAGATGATTTTTACAAAGGCAGGAAAATGGCTTATTATGAGGTATTAGACACCATTAAGAATGAGCTTAAAGCAAGAGATGCTGACTTAAAAGAGTTTGGTCTTGATATTGATTTGGAAAATGTAATTCTGTAATAGATATTATTAAGTCGGTAAGACAGAGATATCCGGAATATTTAGAACTGAACATGATCCAAAAACAATACATAATTTCAAGGGTGATAAGTGTGGAATGATGATAAATTTTGATTAACAAAGCTGCCAAAGGAGTAAAATAAAATACTCCGGGCATATAAAGTTGTTTGAATATTCAGGACAATGTGATATACTCAGACTAAGGGGTGAGCAAATGTCCACAGAAGAATATTGGTACAGGTGTCCTAAATGTGGATATCCGAAGATGATAAAGTATCGAAATGATACAAAGCTGAGGAATTTCCCGGGATACTGCAAGAGATGTAAAAAAGAATCAATTATCACAATAGAGCCAAGAGCCAAATAATTAGATCCAAGTGATTTAGTTATTTGGCTCTTTTTATATTTTAGCGGAAAGGTGCATCCTGAGGGCATGTCGGTACTTTTTTCATTCCGTTTTTTTCAGCCGGCAGCAGTGCAATCCTGCTCTTTCCGATTCCCTACCGCAGAAAATGCGGTTAATAAATTATTTTAGGAGGATACCATGGAGAACATTTTTAAGATCATGAAAGACTTTGGCATAGAGATGCCGGAGGACAAGAAAGCAGACTTTGAGAAGTCTGTTCTTGAGAATTACAAGACAGTTAATGACTACAATAAGCAGGTTGAAAGCCTGAACAAGGCCAATAAGACCATCAAGGCCAATGATGATGCCATGAAAGACCTGCAGACCAAGCTGGATGCGTTCAAGGACGTGGATGTGACCAAGCTCAACAAGACTATTGAAGACCTGAAAGCAGAAAAAGCACGCATTGAGAATGACTATAAAGACAAGGAAGCTAAGAGAGACTTTGATGATCTGATAAAAGATGCCATCACAGGCGCACATGGTAAGAATGCAAAGGCAATTACTGCATTACTGGATGTTGATACGCTTATGCAGTCAAAGAACCAGAAAGAGGACATTGCCGCAGCTATTAAGAAGCTCACAGAGGCAGAGGACAGTAAGATGCTGTTTGGAGAGCCTGAACCACAGGCTAGGGGAGGAGGAAGTCCAATTGGAAGAATTGGAGATGACAGTCACCCGAATACCACAGATAGTATCTCAAGTGCCCTCAAAGAATATTACAAAAAGTAAAGGAGAAAGAATATGGCACTTACACTTGCAGAGGCAAAAGTCGGTTATACAGATAAAATCGACCAGCAGGTAATTGACGAGTTTAGAAGAGACTCGGTATTACTTGATAAGCTTACATTTGACGATACCATTTCGCCAACAGGCGGAAGTAATCTGGTATATGGATACCAGAGACTTGAGACACCATCAACAGCCGGTATCCGTCAGATCAACCAGGAATACACACCGAATGAGGCAAAGAGAACCAAACAGACAGCAAGCCCTGTTATTCTCGGCGGTTCATTTGAGATCGACCGTGTAATCGCTCAGACATCAGGAGCTATTAACGAGCTTGATTTCCAGATCAAACAGAAAACACTCGCAGGAGCGAACTATTTCCACAACCTTGTAATTAACGGAACATCTGCAGCGACAGGAACAGGATATATTGTTAATACCTTCGACGGATTAAAGAAAATCCTTGCCGGAAAGTCAACAGAGGTTTCGACAAATGTAGATGTTTCAACAACATCGGCACTGGACAGCAACTATAACGCATTGCTTGATGAGCTTGATGCTTTTATCGCATTGCTTGCTGCAAAGCCTGATATCCTTATGATGAACACAAAGATGCTCACAAAGATCAGGGCAGCAGCACGAAGAGCCGGATACTACGACAGAACAAAGAATGATTTCGGTAACTATGTAGAGACATATAACGGAATCGCTCTTTTAGATGCCGGACAGTACTATGACGGCGCAAAGACAGTGGATGTTGTAGACACAACTACTCCAACAGAGTCAGCATATGGAACAACAAGCATCTATGCCGCAAAGCTTGGTCTTGACGCTTTCCATGGTATTTCAGTGGATGGTTCAAAGATGCTTAAGACATATCTTCCTGATCTTTCAGCTCCTGGAGCAGTAAAGAAGGGTGAGGTAGAGCTTATTGCCGGAGCTGTCCTCAAAAACAGCAAGATGGCCGGTAAGTTATCAGGCATCAAGATTCTCGACAAGAAAGCAGCGTAAAAAGAAGGGAGCTATAATATGTCAATTATCAATTGGGAGTATTACAGCTTCCATTTTCCTACAGTGGTACCGCAGAGACAGTTTGAAGCTGTCGAGGCACAGGCAGAAGCAGAATACAACAGGATTGCAAAGCCGTATATGCAGATTCCAAAGGAGCGGGCACAAGACACAGTATTTAAGCTGTGTAACTTCCTTTGGACAAATCAGTCTGCAGCAGCAGGCAGAGCAGTCACATCCGTGAATAATAACGGATATTCTGAATCATATGCCATCACAAACCCCGAACAGGTGCAGCAGTCCATAGATGAAATCATCTACAAGGGCATAGGAATCAGATTGGCAGGTGCATTTTAGTGAATGACAAGACCATAACAGTTTACAACGCACATAAGGGCAGTGACGGAAAAGATATCTGGAAGAGAACAGTCATATATGGAGTAGAGTACCATTACTCCTCTGACAGGACGGTAAGCCAGAGCGGGGCAGTTATTTACACACCGATTCTGACGGTCATTGTGCCGGATACAGCCGATTTCGGAACAAAGGCATATGTTGATGCAGTGGAATACTCAAAGCTCTCTGTGGACGAAATAGAGGGCTATTTCACATTTAACCCAAGAGGGAACAAAGATATTATAGTTGCCGGAGAGTGCTTCAAAGAAATATCACAGGAGTACAGGATATCACAGCTTCAGGCAGATTATCAGAAATCCGGCACGATAATATCACTCTCAGACAATACGGAGGGTGATATGCTCAAGCATTACAAGGTGGTATGTAAATAGTGGGTGGAATAATTCAATTTGCTTTATCAATGAAAGACTGGCCGTCAGACAAAAAGACCGTGGAAAAATACGGCATAGATATAAACGGACCGGTGCAGCAGTTTATTGATTCAGAGTGTTTAAGAAGAATGGATCCGTTCGTACCGTTTGATACAGGAGCATTGAAAAACAATGGAGTTCTTAATACAACTATTGGAAGCGGTGAAATTGTCTACAACATGCCGTATGCGAGAAAGCAGTACTATATACCGATGCACCATCAGGAAGGCCGTACAGCATACTGGTTTGAGCATATGTTGAATGGCGGCACACGCGAGAAGATACTGAAAGGAGCACAAAAGATTGCCGAACAGATGGGAGACCACTAAAACGATAGGTCAATGCCTCACAGAGTACCTGAAAAGGTATGAGGGCATGGATTTTTCAGATATCCTCACGGACTTCATAAAGTCACCTGAGGGTGATATAAGCGCATACAGCCTGTACAAGACACCGGAACGAAGCGAGATTGAGTTTCAGGACGGAAGCAGACAGATAACAGAGTACTATAACCTCTTTGCAAGGAAACCTACACAGGAAGACGATGTGAGGATAGAGAACAACGCGTCACTGGATGAGTTTTCAGAGTGGATTGAGGAGAAAGAGCTTGAAGAGGACTATCCCGAACTGCCTGAGGGCATGACGGCACTTGAAATAGGCATATCAGACTCGGCATCTATCACATCGCAGGAGGATACGAGTGCTATTTATCAGATAACAATAAAATTAACATATTTGAAAGAGAGGTAAAGCGATGCCAGAAGCAGCAAAGACAGCCTTGGAGCTGGTAAAAAAACATAAAATTGCATTATTTCTTTATAACGGCACAAAGTACGTCAGAATCAAGAAGTCTGACGCTCTCACACTGTCGATGAACCCGGTTGAAACAGAATATGACTATATTGCTGACGAGTCACCGACTACAGAGGTGGAGGATTATAAGCCATCTATTGACCAGAACCTTGTTATGTACAAAGGCTCTGAAGACTATGAGATGATGTGGCCGTATTACTACGAGCGCAGAACCGGAGACGCTGCACATACAAAGTGCATGATTGTATTCATGCAGGAGCCTGGAACAGACGGAGGATACAAAGCATGGGAGACAGACAGCACTATCTCAATGCAGGATTTGGCAGCAGTTGACAAGAAGCTTGATTTTAAAATCATCTTTGGCGGCGGAATCACGAACGGCACGGCCACCATGACGGACGGCACACCGACGTTTACCGCAGATAAATAAAGAAAGGGTGAAAAAACATGGAATACACATTACAGATTCATAACAGGGAGTACGAGCTTCCGAAAAAGACTCTTGCAGTAGAGGAGAAGATTGAAAAAATCAAGAAGCTCTGCAGGGATTCGAAAATCACCACCAGAACACAGTATGAAAATAAGCTTAATTTCATTACTGAAATGGTGGGGGAAGATAATGCAAAGGAAATCTTCGAGTCGAACGACATCTCAAATATCGCGGAGATGGACTTAGGCGAGATAGATGCCACATACAGAGGTGTACTTGACGGATTTGCAAGACCCGACCGGGAAGCAGTCGCAAAAGAAAACCTTAAGGTGCTCGGAAACCCTATGATTCAGCAGATGTTAAGCATCGCAGAGGGCATGGACAAGCTTCAGGGAGCCCTCAAAGAAAATGATTAATATAACAAGTAAAGCTCTGCCTGATGCCATCGTGGTTGGTGGCAGAGCTTTTTTATTAAAGACAGATTACAGAGTATGGATCAGATTTACACAGGATTTCAAAGCGTGGAAGAAAATGGGATACAGGGGAGTCATAGATATTAAATATCTGTTTGAGAATGACATCCCGGCATTTTCAGAGGCTGATGATTATTCAGGAATCCTTGAATTTGCTTTTCCACAGAATGTAGTGCCACATTACGAGCACGATAATGGAGAAGATGTATTGTTTTATGACATAGACGGAGATTACATCTATGCTGCATTCATGCAGGCATATCACATAGACCTTATTTCTACGGATATGCACTGGCACAAGTTCCTTGCACTCATGAATGGACTTCCTGACAGCACAAGGCTGTCGGCAATCATGGGGTACCGTGCATATACAGGCGAGAAAATAAAAAATGAGGCACAGATGTACCGTGCACTCAAAGATGCCTGGATGCCTCCATATGAGGAGACAGAGGAAGAAAAAGCTGCAGATGAAGAGTTTGAGAAATACTTCGGAGGATAGATAGAGCCGGAGCCTTAGAGCCAGAGCCTTAAGAAAGGAGCTGGCAATGAGCGACCCAAAATTAATAATTAAAACACTGCTGGACAACAGCCAGCTTAAGCCCGGATTATCGGACATGAACAGCATGGTATCCGGTGCATCGGCCAAGGTTGGAACCTTTGCAAAGGTAGGGGCGGCAGCAGTCGGAACTGCAGTCGCAGCAGGTACCACGGCGGCGGCTACACTGGTAAAGAAGTCAGTGGAAGGATATGCAACCTTTGAGCAGATGGTCGGAGGAGTTGAGACACTGTTTGGAGCAGGCGGACAGAGCATGGAAGAATATGCACAGTCCACAGGCAAGACAGTGGGAGAGATTGAGAACAGGTATAACTCCCTGATGACAGCACAGACCACTGTGCTCAACAATGCCAACAACGCATACAAGACTGCAGGTCTTTCAGCTAATGGTTATATGGAGACTGTAACAAGCTTCAGTGCAAGCCTTATACAGTCACTCGGAGGAGACACCGAAAAAGCCGCAAGCTATGCAGACAGAGCTATCACTGATATGTCAGACAACTCTAACAAGTTGGGTAGCAACATGCGCGATATCCAGAATGCATACCAGGGCTTTGCAAAGCAGAACTATACCATGCTTGACAACTTAAAGCTTGGATATGGCGGTACACAGGAAGAAATGAAGCGACTCATCAAGGATGCTTCACAGATGACTGATGTACAGCAGAAACTTGGTGTGACTGTAGATGAAAGCAGTCTGTCGTTTGGAAATATCGTAAATGCCATTTCTGTAATGCAGGAGAGCTTAGGAATTGCCGGTACCACATCAAAAGAAGCTGCAACCACTATTGAGGGTTCGATGAACAGTGCAAAAGCAGCGTGGGAGAACCTTGTTGTTGGAATGGCAGACGATAATGCGGATTTTGATACACTTGTACAGAATTTCGTTGATACTGCATCCACAGCCTTTGAGAATATGCTTCCTCGTATAGAGATAGCACTAACAGGACTGGGACAACTTATAGAGAAACTGCTTCCGGTCATAGTACAGAAGGTACCGGAGATTATAATGCAGACTCTTCCGGGACTGATAAACGCGGGAATACAGATGGTATCGGCACTGGGACAGGGACTGATGCAGTATCTGCCGGAGCTGATTTCGTATGCTACACAGCTTGTGGTACAGCTTGTACAGGGACTGGTGTCAGCACTGCCAAAGATTGTTGAGTTTGCTTCACAGCTTATCGAGACAATAGTTACATCAATGATAAATGCAGCACCGGATCTTATAGATGCCGGTAAAGAACTCATAGAGTTTCTTGTAAACGGAATTGCTGAAAACCTGCCAAACATAGTTCAGACTATTACAGATCTGATTTCAAATATCAATTCTTTCTGGGCGGAGAATGGTCCGGAGTTCATCAGATGGGGAACTGACCTGCTCAGCAACCTGATAGACGGAATCATACAGGCCGTGCCGGTATTACTGCAGAATCTGCCGGGAATTATCCAGTCCATGGTAGAGGGGTTGTTAAATAATGGCCCAGTACTCATTGAGTGTGGTCTTAAACTTCTGCTGCAGCTTATTGAGGGAATTTTATCATGTATACCGGATATTCTGGCGGCAATACCGCAGATAATAGCCGCGATAGTTGAAGCTTTTGTTAATTACGATTGGCTTGGACTGGGAGTCGAGGTTATAAATTTTGTGAAGGACGGAATGGGAGAAAGCTGGGACAATATAGTTGCTTTCTTCACAGAAACCATACCGAATTTTATCCAGTCGATATTTGACTGGTTCAATGAACTCCCCGGAAAACTCCTAGAGTGGGGACAGAACGTATACACAACAGTTACAACGGCTATATCCGACATGATAACTGCAGCAGTTGGGTTCATATCGGAACTTCCGGATAAGATAGCTTACTGGATAGGCTTTGCACTCGGCAAGGTTGTAGAATGGGGCTCTAACATGAGAGAAAAAGGAAAAGCAGCCGCAAAAGGACTGTTCGATTCGGTAGTCAACGGACTTGCAAATCTCCCGAACAAAATTATGAGTACAGGAAAAAATATAGTATCAGGTCTTTGGAAAGGTATCAAAGGAGCATGGAGTGGACTGACAAAGAAAGTCAGCAACCTCGCAGGAAAACTGTTACAAGGATTCAAGGATGCGCTTGGCATCCACTCTCCGTCACGTAAATTTAAGTGGGTTGGAGAAATGTGCGTAGCCGGCATGGATGAACCTATAGCAGACTACAATCCTTACGACACGCTTAATAAGTCTATTAAGGCAAATGAATCTACAATGAAAGCAAACTTTGTGGGAAGCGGTTCATACGCGGCCACATACAATGCGGTATATGACTATGATGCGCAGGCACAGGCTACAGCAAGTGCGCTAAAAGGCATGAGTGTAAATATTGATGGAAAGAGAGCAGGAAAGATTATAGCCCCTCACGTAGATGCTGCATTGGGTGATTTTGCAACAGTGAGAACATAAGGAGAGTATATGGGAAACTTTGGAATTAAAATAATTACAGAAACTGATGCATTTCATACAAGTGAATTAGGACTTAAAATGACAGCACTTAAGATTCCATTCCCGAGCCCAAAAACCAATTATATTTCGGTACCAGGCGCCTCTGGCAATATTGATTTGTCGGAGGTGTTTGGCAGGGTATTATATGAGGATAGAAGCAATGTAACATTTGAGTTTGTTCTTCGTGGAAATTTTGATTTATGGGAGGTTGTCACGTTTAGGATTGCCACTATGATACATGGGAAAAAGTGCAAGGTGATTGTAGATAATGACCTTAGTCACTATTATGTATGTAGGCTGTCTGTTGACCGTAGCAAATCAAAAAGAAGTGTTGGAACTATAACCTTAAGTGGAACAGCCGAATCATTTAAATATGATATTTATAATACAGCTGAAGAATGGCTTTGGGATACGTTTGACTTTGAAGAGGGAGTACTGCGTGAATATAATGAAATCACTGTAAGTGAATACAATAAAGAACTTGTATTAATAGGCGGAATTATGCCGCAGGTGCCAGTTTTTACCGTAAAAAATGTAAATGAATTAAAACTGACATATGCAGGAAGAACTTATGATATGCCGGAGGATGGTACATATCGTTTCCCGGCCATAGTTGTAGCAGAAAATGATATAACTCTTAGTTTTACAGGAACTGGAATTGTAACCATAAATTACAGAGGAGCATACCTATGATATATGAAGTTTTACTTGATGGAAAAACACTATATTTTCCGAATGATAAAGAGGCTGTTATTTATGATGCAACGCTGACACAGGCATTAAATGATGCAGGCACATTCGAGTTTACTGTTCCTTGTACGAACCCACTGTATAGTAAGATTGAAAATCGTGTAAGTATGGTACAGGTTTTAAAAGACGGTAATGAAATTTTTAACGGACAGGTAAGGGAATACAGTGAAGTATTAAAAGGTGAAAAGGAAGTGAAGTGTGTAGGAGAGCTTGCCTTTTTATATGATTCAATCCAGCCGCAGGCGAAGTACCAGAACCAGACCCCATTGCAGTTTTTTACTAATCTGCTTACAATCCACAACAACCAGGTTGAGAAAGAAAAACAATTTGAAGTTGGAGTAGTGACTGTAAAAGATTCAAATGACAGTATATACAGATTTACTAACAGAGAGGATACACTTACAGATTTACGGAACAAATTATGCGATCGATTAAGTGGCTATTTGCGTATTCGCAAGAAAGACGGTATAAGATATTTGGATTTGGTTACACTTGAGGATTATGGAAAAGTATGTGCACAGCCTATTCAGTTCGGTTACAACTTATTAGATTTTACATGTGGTACATCTGGGACAGATATAGCAACTGCAGTTATTCCATTAGGCGCAAGACTGGACCAAAGTGTAATAGATGGATTGGATGCATATACCACAATAGAATCTGTAAACGATGGTAAAGATTATGTATTTATCCAAAATGCAGTGGATCATTTTGGATGGATTCGGAAAGTGGTAAACTGGGATGATGTGACTGACCCGGATAATTTGAAGAAAAAAGCAGAGGAGTGGTTGAAGAGTAATCAGTATGAAACCATGACGCTTGAAGTAACCGCAGTTGATATGTCGATGCTAAATGCAGATATCGATACATATGAGGTTGGAGATGTGGTACGTACTCTTGCAAATCCGTTTGGAATGGATACAAGATTTCCATTGCAGAAGAAAACCACATATTTGCAAAGTCCGGAAAAAAATACTGTGGTTTTTAGTAATACATTAAAGAAGACATATACACAACAGGTTACAAGCTCTGTAAAGACGTTAGAACAGAGCTTGCCACAGAAAAAATCTATGCTCCAGGCAGCAAGGGATGAAGCAACAGCTCTTATTCGCAATGGCGCAAACGGTACATTATTTCCGGATAACACGAATGGTGGTATTACCATTGAAAATGGTCTGATTAAAAATTGGAGTATATGCTCAGCAACTGGCAGTACATCTTTTATATCGGGCCTATCCTGGGAGGACGGAAACATTACAAGTGTGGATAGAACAACTGTAAATATAAAGAATGGTCTTATTGAAAGTTGGTCAATCGAAACAAAAAAATACCAAAAGGCAGGGATGGGAATGGAATATTGCAGCAGACCAAAAGAAAGTGAGTTAGAGTCAACATTGGTTGTTGACACACAAGACAGCATCACAGGGCAGGAAGAAAGCAAGGAGGATTAGAGTATGTCAGATATTATGAATGAATTAAAAACTATCAGAGAGGCACGATATGGAAAAGAGGTGCGGGAATCCATAGCAGCTGGAATTGAAACTTGTTATAAAGAGGGCAGGGCGGGCACTACGGATTTGCAGGCAAGGCAGGATCTCTTAACAAAAGCATCTAAAACAGAGCTGGATGTTGGTTTAAATAAGCTCGATTCAACAAAAGCATCTAAAACAGAGCTGGATGTTGGTTTAGATAAGCTCGATTCAACAAAAGCATCTAAAACAGAACTGGATGTTGAGCGTAAGAGAATTAATCAGATGACTAAACTTCCTGATGGTAGCACAACCGGTGATGCAGAACTGCAGGACATTCGTGTTGGAGCTAACGGGAAAACCTATGATACAGCAGGAGCAGCAGTTAGATCACAGATAAGCACTCTGAATAAAGGTACAAAGGCATTGAATAGTACAATGTACCGAGTGGAAGGAGCTGTTGAGCCGGAAAGCACAATCATAAAAGTAACACTTGTTGATAATGACATAGCAAGTCATCCATCAAATAAAGTGGCGCTGTATCCTGTTGATGACGTTTTGTATGTTGCAACAAAATATGGATATCAATTTCGAACTGGAACGAGTTCTGATAGTGCAGTGAGTACATATCTTGGTGCTTACAGTGGATTTGTGGCGGCAGAGTTAGGTGCTAAATATGTAGCTGTTGAACTTGATGAAACGAGTACAGAAGAGTACGGGGTCTTTTCTGTTGTGAATGAAATCGAAGAAGTCGTTGGTTCACTAAAGGAAGATCTAGATAAGTATTGTGGAGTATCAAAACCAACATATACCTTAAAAGAAAATACGTATATAAATAATGAGGGATATATTTCTCAAGTTGGATTTGTTACAAGTAATCCTATTCCTGTTAATGCTAATGATATTGTTAAATTAACTGCCACAGGATATTTAACAAATATTGTCGTTATTAACATGTGTGATGAAAATGGAAATCTTTCATTGGCATCAGATGATAGACGTTGGTCGATTGATAGTACACACAGGGAATATACATTTATAGTACCACGAAAAGGATATATTGTTGTTAGCGGTATTACTTCGTCACTTCATTTAAAAATACTGACTGACATTTCAAACGTAGTTTTAAAAAACGGTGTTGAAAGTGCAAATAACATAATACAAGAATCTAATCTAACACCGTTATCAATTACAAAATTTAAAAGCGGATATATAACTGCTGATGGCTCAGTAGCCGATAATCCTAGTTTTGTATACAGTGAACCAGTTAAATTATACAAAGGTCAAATTGTTAAATCTTTAGTACAAGGTTATTTAAATAATGTTTCTTTAGTTTCAATGTATAACGAGGATGGAACTTATACACCATTAGTTGTATCAACAGATAGTAATGAAAAAACTCTTGTTTACAATATAAAATCATATGGTAAATATGTTTTTTGTACATATGTCAATGTGGCATATGATTATAAAATTTATATTGATTGCGCTACTTTACTTCAACCGCAAGAAACAGTCAATTTTATGACAATTTTTCACAAATTAGGTGTTATTGGAGATAGTTTATCAAGCGGTGAAATTATTAGAGATAATAAATATATAGACAGATATGATTTTTCATGGCTATCTAATATTGCTAGAAGAAATGGGTTGAAATATGCGCATTATTCTCAAGGCGGTATGACCGCTAAAAATTGGTTAAATAACACAGGTTCATTATATGATAAATTCCAAAATGATGATGAATTAGCGTCCGCAATATTTATTGCATTGGGTACAAACGATATAAATGCAGGGTATCAAGTTGGAAACTCAACAGATGCGCCAGGTACAGATTCATTTTGTGGCTACATTAAAAGCATAATAGAAACTATAAGAACAAAAAACCCTAATTGTGTTATATTCATGGTTTCTTTATATAGTTTATCAGATACTAGTAAAATATACTCAAACGCAATAAGGGATTTGTCTAAGTTGTATGATTTATGCTATTTTGTGAATTATGCAGATAATAACGATGGTGTTGTTATAGACAGTACAGATTGGAGTATTTCAAGATATGGGCACTTTACTACAACAGCATATGTTAAAGCTTCGAGTATAATTGAAAAATTATGTAACGATATAGTGAAAAACAATCAAAATGAATTCGGATATTTTGGCTTAGATAATAATTAAAACTAAGGAGGAATCAACATGAAAAGAAAAAGAAGAAACTTAGTAGCTATAATCTGCGCGCTCACACTGGTTCTTTTCAATGCCGTACCGGTGTCGGCATGTACGCCACCACTTAATCCGCCGTCTGTAAAGATTCCAGATATCAATTTCGAGCCAGACGATGCCTTGGAAGAAGCTTTCGACAACGCCGTAAAAAAGTGGCTTGAGAAATGCGTCCTCACTACTCCGACAGTGGAGTACGCATCTTACTACAAGAGTGCATTAAGGTATTTTAATTATGCTTATGTAGCAGTCAAGTGGACGAAAGTCGAAAATGCAACGTCTTACAAAGTGCGTATCACAAAGGCTGATGGATCTTACAAAGAATTTGATACAACATATACATCATTTTATACAACGAATTATACAGATGAATTTTTTGCTGATGGTATGGACGGAGCTACAGTAAGCGTCAAAGCTTATGGCGATAACGATACATTCGGCTGTTGGTCAGATGATACTAAGATTGTGAGATTTAGATACTAGGAGGGGGATAGCATGATAAGAGGTACCACACCTACGTTAGAGTTTACACTGCCGTTTGACACATCACTGATTGCAGAGATGTATGTCACGATAGCACAAGGCGAAAAAACGGTGTTGGAAAAAACCTTGTCGGATTGCAGTTGTTCCGGAACATCCGTATCACTGGCTCTGACACAGGAGGACACGCTGAGATTGCAGCAACAGCCGCACTCACGGGCTGAGATGCAAATAAGAGTGCGGACTACAGCCGGAGAGGCTCTTGCATCCGACATCATGAGAGTATATGTTGGCAGGATTCTGAAAGAAGAAGTGATTTGATGCGATTCGATGTAACTTTTCGCGAGCTTGACAAAAAGCAGATCAAGGTTGACTTTGAGCACTTCCAGATTGTATCCGACCATGCCGGAGTGGAGTACTACAAGGGCGATTACACGGTCACACCAAAAGTAGAAAAACAAGAGCTTGCGACACGTCAAAAGTTTCTGACAGAAAATGTAAAAATCAAAGAAATTCCATTCTTCGAGGTGTCAAATCTTGAAGGTGGACAGACTGTATTTATTGGAAAGGAATTGTAAATTATGAGTATTAATAAAGTAGTATATGGTGGAAAGACATTGATTGACTTAACAGGCGATACTGTGACTGCGGATAAGCTGTTGAGCGGTATCACGGCACATGGAAAAGACGGAGAATTGGTCACAGGAACGTGCACGTTTGACGTAGATTCTAATGATGCCACTGTCGCAGTTGCGGAGATTTTAAAAGGCAAAACCGCCTACGCAAGAGGTACAAAGCTTGTCGGCACGATGCCGAATAATGGAGCTGTGACAGGCTCTATCAAGACTCTGACAGACAGCTATGTGATTGCACAGGGCTACCATGACGGCTCTGGAAAGGTTGGGATTGATGCCACAGAAAAGAAGAAACTGACCGCTAATAATATCCGAGAGGGTGTGACCATCCTCGGAGTAAAAGGTACAATGAGCGGTAGTGAGGGAGTAAAGGCACAGGCTAAGACGGTCACTCCGTCAAGTGTACAGCAGACCATTATGCCGGATGCTGGATATACGCATCTGTCGCAGGTTACAGTCGAAAAGATTCCTTACGTGGAGTCAGAAAACTCTGCCGGTGGAACTACAGTAACCATTGGATAAAGGGGGTAATAGAGCATGAGTGTAAATAAAGTGGAATATGCCGGTAAGGTATTACTTGATTTGACGGAGGATACGGTAACCGCAGATATGGTGGAAAGCGGTGTAAAAGCTCATGATAAAACAGGGGCGTTGATAACCGGTAGTATTCCAGTTAATGACATGTTGACATATGCCGCGATAAGCGAAAGTGACCTTGATTATATTAAAACGCACACCTCTTACGGTGAATTATGTGTTGTAACAATCAATTCGAATATATACCCAAAAAACGAAGAAAAAATGATATTAAAAGGACAGGAACAACGATGCAAAATTAGTATCATTGCCAACTATTTCGGAAGTGCAAGTCCGGCAGACGTTCGCAAAGGTATTACTTTTACAAGTGAAAACGGGCTCAAAATTACTGGAACTGCTGACATGTCTGGTGGTATATCTAATAACAACTGCGAAGCGTATCTTGTTGATGTTACGAACCCAACGGTATCTTTCAAGACAACATCTGGGACAATCAAGGCTTATGGTTACGCTTATGAGACTACAAAATCACAGTGGGGTGGTTCTACTAATACAACCATGTATGCTTTCAATGGCACAAACTATTATAAACCAGCATACTATGGTTCACCAACATCAACAAACATTACTCTTGGTGTTTCTGGTGGAAAACTGACAGGATTACCGTCAGGATTAAGTGGTGGAACATTATTAGTTACAAGAGGTATTTAGGGCGGTATAAAAAAACTATCTTGATTCGAGAAATGACAACGAAGAGGCATTATTTGTATCGGACCTGTATCCGCATCTGATCAGGCACACAACGGCAACTGAGGTACAACAGATTTTAGGACATGTAAACATTGCAACAACTATGATATATGCAGAGGTATCAAGAGCAAACGTGAAAAACAATCACAGAAAATGTATTGTTTAATGTAGAAAAATGATAACATAGTAGAGAAATTATATTAAATTTGTGTTATAATTAAAAATAACAAAACAGATGAAGAAAGATACATTAGAGCCTGAGAGCCGATACCAGAAATGGTGCCGGCTCTTTTATATTTAAAGAAAGGAGCAAACAATGGAAAACATTAACACAATCAAAGCAATAGTAACAGTGGTGGCAGCGTTTTTGTCTGCACTGTTGGGAACACTATATATACCAGTGCTTCTCATGATCTTATGCAACATTATCGATTATGCAACAGGCCTTATGGCAGCAAAGAACCGACCGGACGGAGGTATCAGTTCTTATCGCAGTATCAAAGGGATCAAGAAAAAGGTATCTATGTGGCTGCTCGTAGTCGTTGGAGCTGTCATGGATCAATTATTGCTGTATGCATCGCAGACAATTGGTGTTAAAATACCGGTTACATTTTTAATCGCATGCGTGGTAGCAATATGGATTATATGTAATGAAATAATATCAATTCTTGAAAATATGGTTGATATTGGTATTCAGATACCATCGTTTTTATTGCCGCTAGTGAAGAATATCAAATCGCAGACAGAACATTTTGCAGGATCAGATCAAAAAGAAAGCGGGGATAAATAAATGAGAATAGGATTAAATGCAGGACATACAATTTCAGGACCGGGATACGGCACAAGTGGAGTAATCGTTGAGTCACAGGAAACACGTAAAGTAGTAACGAGGCTTACAGAAATCTTTAAAAGCATGGGAGTAACAGTGGTGCCATGTACGATTGATAAGGCTGCATCACAGTCCGCTTATCTTAAACAGGCTGTAGCACTTGCCAATCAGGATACCCTTGACTGGTTCATCTCAATTCATTTTAATAATGACTCGGCAAAACAGGGAAAAGGAGTAGAGGTATATACCTATAAGGGCAGACAGTACCAGGATGCCCTTGAAGTATGTGAACATATCTCGGCACTGGGATTCAATAATCGTGGTGTAAAGGATGGATCAGGATTGTATGTAGTACATAGAACAAAAGCAAAATCTATGTTGATAGAGGTATGCTTTGTAAATGATCCGGATGCATCAAATTACAAAAATAAATTCGATGATGTGTGCAATGCGATAGCATATGCACTTGCTGACTATGTTGCCCCAGCAGCACCAAAGCCACAGGCGCCATCTGTTACTCCAGCAAAACAGAAGTATGTTAAGGTAATATATAATGGAGCTGATGGACTGACTGTGAGAAAAACACCTTCATGGGATGTATCTGCGGCAGCAGGAACAGTAAAGAAGAACGAGGTATTTACTGTGGTTCAGGGGCCTATCAAGGTGGGAAGCGGCAGTATGTATAAGCTTAAGTCAGGATTATATATTACAGCCTCAAGTAAGTATGTGAGTGTGTTTGAAAAATAATAGCTGGTAAATAATATAGAATTATTACTATATACGCAAATGCAATTCGG